CAAGTAGCATTAGAACCTAGAGATGATACATTTATAACTGAATATAACAGTTCAGGATCTAGTGGATTTCCTAAATATTACTCAATGTATAGAGAAAATGCTATTCAAGTAGCACCTACACCAGATGCTTCATATCCAGTAACATTAGATTATGTCTATACACCTGATAATTTAAGTGCTACAAATACTACAACTTATATTAGTCAAAACGCACCAGAATTATTATTATATGCTTGTTTAGTAGAAGCATTTGCATATTTAAAAGGACCCATGGATATGTACAAATTGTATCAAGAGAAGTATAATACAGCATTACAAGGCTTTACGATTGAACAAACAGGTAGAAGACGTAGAGACGAGTATTTTGATGGTTCATTAAGAATTAAGATTAATTCACCATCACCATAAAAACTATAAGGAGTACAATATATGGCAATAGCACAAGCAGTATGTAATTCTTTTAAACAGCAAATTTTAGAAGGACAACATAACTTCGCAACTGGCGGAAACGTTTTTAAATTATCACTTTATACATCAGCAGCAAACTTATCAGCATCAACAACTGTTTATACTTCAACTAATGAAGTAGCGAACACTGGTCAGTACACAGCTGGAGGTGGTGCTTTAACAGGACAACAAACTTCACTTGATACAGGTGTAGCAATTGTTGACTTTGCAGATTTATCATTCACAGGAGTTACGCTAACAGCAGCGGGAGCTTTAATTTACAACACATCAGCGGCTAACAAAGCAGTATGTGCTTTAGATTTTGGTGGAGATAAAACAGCAACAGCAGGAACATTTACAATTGTGTTCCCAGCGTTTACATCAGCGAATGCAATATTAAGAATTAGTTAGAGGTTAGTTTTATGGCGTTCGTTATTAACGATAGAGTCAAAGAAACTACTTCAACAGTCGGAACAGGCACTGTTACTTTAAGCGGGGCACAGTTAGGCTTTCAAAGTTTTTCTTCTGGCATTGGAGCAAGTAATTCAACTTATTACACTATTGCTTTAGGCAATCAGTGGGAAGTTGGTATTGGCTCTTTAACGAACGCTACTACCTTTACTAGAGATTCAGTTATATCTAGCTCTAACGCTAGTTCATTAGTAAGTTTTAATACAGGGATTAAAGATATATTTTGTTCTTTACCAGCAGAATATACACCATCACCTTCAATGCTTGCACAAGCATTTGTGAATACACATGCAACAACAATTAGTGAAGATCAAACAATTCAATCTGGAGTATTAGCAGGACCTGTTAGTATAACAGGAACACAAACAGTAACAGGAAGCTTGGTAATAGTATAATGGGTGGAATTTTACAAGTTGATACAATTCAGAATAATAATGCGACAACGCTTATTACTCAAACGAATAGTACGACATTAACATTTGGAGTATCAGGTCAAAATATAGTTATTCCAAGTGGTGTTACATTTAATACTGCTAGTGCTACAATTAATTATCCAGCAGGATCAATCACAAATGCAGCTATAAATGCATCAGCTGCTATAGCATATTCTAAATTAAATTTATCAAATAGTATTGTTAATGCTGATATAGCATCTAATGCAGCAATAGCAACAACTAAACTAGGTGCTGGTGCGGTGTTACAGGTTGTTCAAGGAACTACTACTACATCCACAATTATTTCATCAACTGCATATGTAGATACAACATTAACAGCCTCAATTACTCCAACCAGTGCATCAAACAAAATTTTAATTATAACTTCACAATCAAGTTTAATTGTTCATGGTGCAAATACTGTTGTAGAAGGTTTTGCTCAATTGCTTAGAACTTCCACATCATTAATGATAAAAAATGGAGAATTAAATTCAGGGGTTGGGGCAAATGCATTTACTGTAGAAAATTTTGAAACAGGTTTTGTATATTTAGACTCTCCAAATACTACAAGTTCTATAACTTATAAAACTCAAGGAAAAGTAAGTACCACAGCAAATTCTGGACAAATTAGATTTCAATCTGGCGACCAGCTAAGCACAATAATTTTAATAGAAATAGCAGGATAATATGACTGATATAGTAAAATCAATTAAAGCAATAAATAACTTAGCAGAATTTAGTATTAATGCTAATGACATTAATCAAATCACTTGGCACAATGGAACTACACCAATTCCTGCAAATGAAATACTTGCTAAACAGCAAGAATTAATTACAGAATATAATTCTAATCAATACCAAAGAGATAGAGCATCAGCATATCCATCAATTCAAGAACAGTTAGATTTACAATATTGGGACAAAGTTAATGGCACTAATAAATGGCAAGATGCCATCAATGCTGTAAAAGCTAAGTATCCTAAGTAACACCTAGCATTTTTTAAGAAAGGTGGTAAAATAACACTATGCCACTAAAAAAGATACCCATTAAATCAGGTTTCAATAAACAAGACACCGCAACTGCTGCAGAAGGCCAGTGGATTGATGGAGATTTTGTACGTTTTCGCTATGGCTATCCTGAAAAAATAGGTGGCTGGACTCAAATATTAAGTAATAGACTTGCAGGTGCTGGTAGAGAAATTTTAACTTGGGCAGCCATTGATGGCAATCGTTATGCAGCCATTGGAACTAATAAATGTTTATTCATTTATTTTGATGGTGCATTTTATGATATTACTCCACTAGGCACAGCCCTTACATCTTGCACCCTAGCTTCAACAACAGGATCTACAACCGTTACCGTTACAAAAAATAATCATGGATTATCTTTTGGAGATTATATTATATTTACCTCTCCTAGTTTAGCAGGCGGTGGTGTTACAACTTTTTCAAACGCTAATTTTACAACCAATGTATTTGAAGTTACTAGCGTTGTATCTGTAAATGCTTTCACCGTTACCATGCCCGTTGCAGAAGCAGGCACCGGTATGGCTGGAGGAGGCTCAACTATTACCACAACTCCTTATGTAACCATTGGCCCTGCATTTCAAACTATTGGCTATGGTTGGGGAACAGGCGTCTGGGGTTCTTATACTGGAGGTACTGGTTGGGGTTCATCTACAACAAATGCAATTACATCTTTAAGTCCTGGACTTTGGTCCTTTGATAATTTTGGACAGATATTAGTTGCAACCATTAGAAACGGTAAAACATTTTCATGGAATCCTGGTGCAGTAAACCCTCTTTTAAATAGAGCAACGGTTATTTCAAATGCTCCAACAAAATCTATTATGACCATTGTTTCAGATAGAGATAGACATTTATTTGCACTTGGAACAGAGACAACCATTGGAGATCCAACAACTCAAGATCCAATGTTTATAAGATTTTCAAATCAAGAAGATTTTAATACTTGGAACCCAACTGCAACCAATACAGCAGGAACCTTTAGACTGGATACAGGGAATTTTATTGTCGGCGCTATTCAAGGAAAAGATTATATTTTTGTACTAACCAATACTGCAGCTTATGTAATACAATTTGTTGGACCTCCGTTTGTATTTTCAGTTAGACAAGTTGGAACTAATTGTGGATGTATTGGACAAAATTCAATTATATTTGCTCAAGGCGCTATATACTGGATGGGTAATTCTGGTGGATTTTTTGCCTATGATGGAACCGTTAAACAGTTACCATCATTAGTTGAAGACTTTGTATTCACAACAGGTGGAGATAATTTAGGAATTAATTATGATTCAGGAGACATTGTTTATGGATCTCATAATAGTTTATTTAATGAAGTTTTATGGTTCTATCCAAAATCAGGTTCCGTTCAAACAGATAGAACTGTGGTATATAATTATTTAGAAAATACTTGGACAACGATGTCTTTAGAAAGAACATCTTATGCAGACTCTGATGTGTTTGAATTACCTTATGCAACTGAATATGATTCTACTATGGTTCCAACTTTTCCAGTGATTAATGGTGTTACAAACTTAAATGGGGCATCTGTATTCTACGAACATGAAACAGGGGTTAATGATGTAAGTTTAGGTGTAAGTGGAACACAAACAATTACTGCTATTCCAGCATTTATTAAATCTGGTGATTTTGATTTAGATGTAGAAGGAGATGGTCAGTTTTTAATGAAGATAAATAGATTTATACCAGACTTTAAAATACTTAACGGAAATGCTAAAGTAACATTATTGTTAAGAGATTATCCATCTCAAACACAAAATAGCCAGATGTTAGGACCGTATACGGTAACTTCATCTACAACAAAAATAGATACAAGAGCAAGGAATAGATTGATGAGTATTAAAATTGAAAATGAATCCGTAGATGAAAATTGGAGATATGGATTATTTAGAGTAGATATACAACCAGACGGTCGTCGTT